AGACGACCAACGAAACCGTGGTCGTCCCGGCCAGCCGCGTGATCCACGTCTACGAGCGCGGCGGCAAGCCCAAGCGCCCCAGCCAGACGCGCGGCATGACCTGGTTCGCGCCCGTGCTGCAGCCGATGCGCGACATGGGCTGCTACGTCGGCGACGAGATCAGCGCCGCCCGGCTGGCGCAGTTTTTCGTGGTGGCCGTCAATCGCGCCGCGGCGCCCGGCTCGGGGCTGGGATTCGTCGACGAGGATCACGATGGCGCGCAGGACCTCGATGGCAATCCCCTGACCGATCTGGGCAGCGGCATCGTGGCCGACCTGGGCCCCGACGACAAGGTCTCGACGATTCAATCCAATCGCCCCAATAGCAATGCCGAACCCTTCATCCGGCTGCTGATGGATTCGACGGCCAACGGCATCGGCATGACCTACCTGGGTCTCACGGGCGACGTACGCGGCGCGAACTATTCCAGCGCCCGCTTCGCCCGGCTGCAAGACAAAACGTTCTGGCGCACGATTCAGATGCGGTTTGGCCGCAAATGCGTGAAGCGCGTCCGCCAGGAAGTCAGCCGGCAGCTCATCGCCTTCGATCGCGTCCCGGCCATTTCGCCCAAAATGTTCGCGGCCAACCCGCGCCGCTGGCTGCAGGCCGACCTGCTGCCGCCAGGATGGGAAGAGGTCGACGCGCCGAAGGAAGTGGCCGCCGCCATCGAGCGGATCAAGGCCGGCCTGAGCACGCTGCGCGAAGAGTGTGCCAATCGCGGCCGCAACTGGCGCAAGAACCTCAAGCAGCGCGCTCGCGAGATCGAACTCGCCGGCGGCCTCAAGTTGACGCTCTCGGTCGACCAGGTCGCGCAGCCGGCGCTGGTGCCGACGCCCACCGCCAACACGGTCGACGCCGAAGACGACGAGGACGGGCGCTAATGGCGATCAAACGCGGGCACACCAAGACGCGCGACAAGCGCTTTCGCCGGGTGATCGACAGCGTCTATGGCACGCCGCTGTGCATCACCGAGGCCAAGCTGGCGGTGATCCTGGACGTGCTCGATCGCCGCTCGGCCGGCCAGCGGCTTTCCACCACCGAGTTGCGGGCCATGCTGGGCGACGCCGGCGGCGAAGGCCGCGGGTATCAGATCACGGCCGACGGCATCGGCATCCTGCCGCTGTATGGCGTGATCAGCCAGCGCATGAACCTGCTGACCAATATCAGCGGCGGTACCAGCACGCAACTGTTCTGCCGCGACTTCCGCGTGCTATTGGCCGACCCCAGCGTCAAGGGGATCGTGATCGATTGCGACAGCCCCGGCGGCGGGGTCCCGGGCGTGGCCGAAGCCAGCGACATGATCTTCGCTGCCCGCGGCATCAAGCCGATCGAGGCCGTGAGCAACAGCCAGATGGACAGCGGCTGCTATTGGATCGCCTCGGCCGCGCCGCGCGTGAGCGCGGCCCCCGGTGCGGAGCTGGGCTCCATCGGCGTGTACATGGTGCTGGAGGACAGCTCCGAGGCCGAAGCCAAGGCCGGCCGCAAGCGCGTGATGATCAAGAGCGGCAAGTTCAAAGGCTTGCGCTCGGGCGTCGGCCCCCTCACCGACGAGGGCAAGGCGCGGATGCAAGAGCACTCCGACAGCGTCTACGCCTCGTTCACCGAGGCCGTGGCCCGCAACCGGGGCCGCAGCGTGAGCGAGGTCCGCGGCGGGATGGGCGACGGATTTGTGCTGATGGATCGCGACGCCGTGGCGGCCGGCCTGGCCGACCGCGTGGCAACGCTGGATGAAGTGGTGGCGGAAATGGCCGAGCGCACTAAGGCGTCGCCCCAGCCGGCCCCCACCTCGAAACTTACCTCCCGAATTTCTGATTCCCCTCTGACAGGAGCCCTTTCCGTGAACGAAGAATTGAAAGCTCTACTGGTGGCCAAGGGGCTGGTCAGCGCCGACGCGACCGATCGCGAAGCCACGATTTCCCTGCGGTCCTTCGCGGCTGCCCGCGGCGTGGCAGTTCCCACCAGCGTCGCCGAAGGCCGCGCCATGTTCGAAGCGGCTGCCAAGCCTGCCGATCCGGGTCCGCCCGCCACCGCGGCCGCCGCTTCTGCCGCTGGCGCTACCCCGTCGCAGGCGGCCGTTGGTGCTGCCGACATGGCCCGCGTCGCCCGCGAGACGCTGCAGGCCGAACGACATCGTGCCGGGTCGATCCTGGCCAAGTGCAAAACGCTGGGGATCGACGCCGAGGCGGCCCAGACCTTCGCCGACGAGGGCCTGTCGATCGAGGCCACGAGTGCCAAGATCATCGATCACCTGGCGACCCATGGGCGGCCGGTGCCCCAGGACGGCTTGGGCGACCAGCGGATCGCCGGCGGCGCCGCGATGATCGAGAAGTTCGCGGTGGCCGCCAGCGAAGCGCTGACCGCCCGCTGCATGGCCGCCAGCAAGCCCGAGTGGGCCACCAAGGCCGCCGAGGGGCTGAGCGAAGGGGGCCGGCAACTGATGCACACCCGGCTGCTGGACATCGCCGGCCGTTCGCTCGAGCTGCAAGGCGTGAACACCCGCAGCTTGTCGCCGGCGCGGATTGCCGAGCTCGCCCTGCAAAGCGACGTGCCGCGCATGCTGGCTGCCGCCGGCGCCGGCGGCGGCGAGGCCTTTTACACCACCGGCAGCTTCGCCAACCTCACGCTCAATAGCGCCCGCAAGGTGCTGTTGCGCGGGTACATGGAAGCGCCGGTGACCTGGCGGCTGTGGGCCCGGCAGGGCCAGAGTGTCGTGGACTTCAAGGTCCATAGCCTGGTGAAGTTCGGCGAGGCCTCGGATCTGGAGCACACGCCCGAAGGCCAGGACAGCCCCGACGACACCAAGGTCACCGACGACCGGGAGTACTTCTCGGTGGAGACCTATTCGAAGATCTTCGGCGTCACGCGCCAGATGATCCTCAACGACGACCTGGGCGCGCTGTCGCGGATGCCGCAGATGCAGGGCGTGGCCGCGGCCCGCACCTGGAACAAGATGGTCTACGCGGCGCTCACCGGCAACCCCAACATGGCCGACGGCAACCCGCTGTTTAGCGCCACGTATCACCAGGGCAACGACATTGCCGCCACCACCGGCGGCGGACCGCCCAGCATCGCGCAGCTGAACAAGATGCAGGCCATCATGCGGACGATGCACGGCCTGAACACCGACGCCCAGACGCTGAACAACCAGGTGAAATACCTGCTCGTGCCCTCGGCGCTGGAGGCCACCAGCGACCAGTTGCTGCGCAGCGTGGGCGATCCGGCGCTGCAGAACCCCGCCATCAAGAATCCGTTCTACGGCCGCGTCGAGCCGATCGTCGAAGCGTTGCTCGACGCCAACAGCACGACGACCTATTACGGCGTCGCCGACAGCGGCATGATCGACACCTTCGAGGTGGCCTTCCTACAAGGCGAAGAAACTCCCTTCCTCGACAGCTGGTGGGACGAGCGCAGCGACACCCGCAAGATGAAGGTCCGCCAGACGGGTGCCGTCGTCGTCGTCGAGTATCGCGGCATCGTCCGCAACAACGGCGTGAATTAATCGGCCGGCCGACATGGGTTAGAGACGGAGTACCCAGCCGGCCAACACGCGTTCACCTTTCAACCTTTCATTGATACTGAATTTTGACGGCTTGAGTTTGGCCCACCAACCTTTGCCGCAGGAGCACTAAGACATGCGTTTAGCCACCGAACGATACTTTGACGACTTTGCCGACGCCGACGCGCCGCCGCTGGCCAGTGCGGAGGCGGGCGGGCGCTGGTGCTACAAGGTCACGAAGACGGCCGGCTCGCCCAGCGTGGCGCCGGTGACCGGAATCACGCACTCGATGCGCTTGCTGCTGGACAACACCAACGAGGAGCAAGTGCTCACGCTGGATCACGGCGACGTGCTGCAGTTCCGGGCCAACGACCTGCTCTCGATCGCCTTTCGCGCCAAGGCCACCGTGCCGGCGGCCAACCAGGGGCTTTCGCTGGGTCTCTCCTCGGCCGAGAACGACGTTCCCGGCAGCGTGGCGAACTACTCCTGGTTCCGCCTCGCTGCCAACGGAACGATCCTCGTCGAGACCAACGACGGCACAACGGCGATCACGGGCACCAGCACGGGGCAGACCCTCTCGGCCGACGTCTTCAAGGAGTTCTTGATCGACTTCAGCCAGGGCCTCAACGACGTCCGCTTCAGCTGCTCGGGCAGCAACGGCAACCTGATGCGCGTGGCACCCAAGACGATCTTCGCCATGCCGGGGCTTTCCGGGCTGTTTTTGCAGCCCTTCGCCCAGTTGCAAAAGGCCAGCGGCACCGGCGTGCCGCACCTGGACGTCGACTATTGCGAAATCCTCTACCGCCGCTCGTAAGCCGCGACCCGCGGCCGGGGATCCGCGGCTCGACTGAGCTCGCCGAAGTTCGGCGGCCAGGGATAACGAAATCAAGTCCAGTCGGCGAAAGCGCGTGAATGAAGACGCTTTCATCGGTTCACCAACCCAAGCTGCCGGCGCATGAACACCTTTACTGAAATTCGCCGGCAGAACTTTTTGCGAGTCGCGCTGGCCGACCGCTACGCCGAGTGGCTCACTTACATCCCGGTGAAGGGTCCGCAGGTGCGCCTGAAAGCCACGGTGCAGCCGGCCACCGAGATGATCACCGAGGACCAGCAAGAGCTCTCCAAGCGGCAAGAGATCGACGTGCTGCTCTCCAACTGCCCCCACTCGCTCGTCGACGGCGTCAACTTCGGCGGGATCGCGCTGCCGGCTAGCC